AAGTTTCTTGAAGCCCATCAAGAGAGAGTCCAGATTATTTTGGAACCTGTCCTTGAATTTATCCAGCCAGAATCGGGTGGTAGTGTCCGAGCTGCTGCAGATCATTGTGAAACATTGAAAGCTGAATGGTTGGATCTTGCTGGCAGTGCCACACCTAGAAATCTAAAACTTTTGGCCGATGCTAAATTATTGAACTGGATTGATACCAAAGCTAACTGGGAGAAAGTCACATGGTTAAACTAGAAACAAGATTCACCACAGAATTTAGGGTAGAGCAAGATGGGAAAAAGCTAGTGGGTTATGCTGCAAAGTTTAGTCCTAATAGGTCTCAGGATCTAGGTGGATTCCTTGAACAGATAGATCCAAAAGCTTTCAGCCGATCACTGGCACAGGGTGCAGATGTTCGGGCACTTATTAACCATGACCAAAACCTAATCCTTGGCAGATCCACCAGTGGCACCCTTAATCTTTCAGTTGATTCTGAAGGGTTACTAGTTGAGATCACCCCACCGGACACATCTTATGCAAGGGATCTAATGGTTAGCATGTCCAGAGGTGATGTTACCCAGATGAGCTTTGCCTTTGTGACTAAGAAAGATGCATGGGATAAAGAAGGTGATTCCAACATCAGAACCCTGCTCGATGTCGATCTGCACGATGTCAGCGCAGTAACCTATCCAGCATATTTGAACACCGAAATAGGGTTGCGATCATTGCAATACTACCAAGAGCTAGAGCATGAACGAGACCTAGAGATCCAAAGGCGAATGAATTTAGTGCAGATACTTAAGATTAAATAATTTAGATATCGCAAAAGGTATCTGCTACCATGGTTTCATTACTCTCTAACTGAGGATGGAACCATGGGTCATGCTGTTTTTATTGTGCTTCACTTTCTGGCATTCATGTGCGGATTCTTTGGGTTGTTCATAACCATACCCCTTCATGTGATCTATGCAACGATGGCTAATCAGAACAAGGCACCAGCACCACCACAAAACATGGGTCATTTAATTGGATTGTGTATTCGGGTGGTTCTAATATTCATTGCAGGTTTTATTGTCTTTCTTATATTGTCCCCTGTTTATATTTACCTTAAAAGCAATATCTCTTGGTTAAGGTAAGCCCCACCACATTCATCAGCCCCTAGCTAATCCCTAGGGGCTTTTTTTGTTCTTAGTTCACGCAAAGCCATTTCCCTTAACTAAGCCACATCCTTAGTTCACTTTGCTGGACTACTGATTTGATCACGAAATCTGTTTCAGGATCAAAAGGCAAAAGCCTATTAAACAAGCCATTCGCCATGCGGTCTTTTCCTTCATTCCATACGATTTGACACATTTCCAACCCATGTAAAAATGGGGGAAGCCTTGCAGTATTTACGCATGGTGGCCACCGGAGCATTCCGGCATGGTGCCACTGCGTATGCGGGCACCTTGAAGAACTCTTTTTCAAGGAAAAATACCTATGAGTATTTCAGAAATCAAAGCCTTGCAGCTTGATCGCATCGAGAAAGTAAACTCGATGGAAACTTTGGCAGCTAGGGCATTGACCCCAGAGGAACAAACTTCCTTTGATAATCTTGCTGCATCCGTAGCAGATATCGATGTTCGACTTGCAGTGCTTGAAGATGCTGCTGCTGGTTCTGCATCCATGCAACAGAATTCAGAAAAGCTTGAATCCGTCAAACGCAGTGTAAGAAAGTCTGCACCGATTTCAGCACCCCACTTTGTCGCTGATGTGTCAGACCGCAAAGCAAAAGCTAATCAGTCCAATGCTCTGCGTGGTTGGTTCACCAAAGGCACACCTGCATTCAGAAATGAATTCGCTGCTGCTGCTAATGAAACTGGTTTGGACCTCAACAGCAATACCCTTGATCTTGGAGCTACCCGAGCTGCCCAGGGCATTGGCTCTGCTGGCATCGGTGGCGCACTCACTAACTCTGGTTTTTATGACACCCTCACAGAAGCCTTGAGAGATTATAACTCAGTTATGCAAGTTGCTACTGTTATCAGCACCAGCACTGGATCTGCACTTAATTTCCCATTGCTTGATGAAACTGGTGTGACTGGTGAACTCTTAGGTGAAAATAGTGCATCAGCCCAAACTGCTTTCACCACTGCAACCAAGACCCTTAATGCTTATAAGTATTCTTCCAAACAGATTCTGACTTCCTATGAATTGTTTGAAGATTCTTTGATTGACATTGAAAGCCTTGTAGCAAAAGTGGCAGGCACACGATTGGGGAGAATTACTGAAAATCACATGAGCGTAGGCACAGGAAGTTCCCAGCCAACTGGCATAGTAGTAGGTGCAAACCCTTCAACTGCTGTTGCTAGTACCACTGCAATCACTGTGGCCAACATCATGACCTTGATTGGTAATGTTGATCCAGCACACAGGGCTAGCCCTAAATGTGCATTCATGATGAACTCAACCACCATGAATCAGATTGCATCTATCCTTGATACTGCTGGAAGGCCGATCTTGGTTTCTAACTATGTTGATGCATCTGGCCGACTTCCTACCATCCTTGGCTATCCTGTTGTCTTAAACAACAACATGGTATCTGCTGCTGCTGCAACTAAGCCTATCATCTTTGGTGATCTGTCATCTTACACGGTCCGAACTGTAGTAGGTTCTGGTGGTCTCACTTTGGTTCGCCAAAATGAAACCTATGCAGCACTTGCTCAAATCGGCTGGGTAGCGTTCAGTAGGTTTGATGGTTGTGTCCTTACTGGGAACACTACCACCTATAACCCAATCTGGTCCCTATTAATGGCAGCAAGCTAATGAAAATAAAAATGATAATCAGTGTGGCCAGTGCTTGGGAAGACACCAACGCTGGCCTAATCATAGATGTGCCTGACGATGTAGGTGCTGAATGGTGCAGGATTGGTTATGCCACTCCTGCCACACCAGCAGCTAAAGAAAAGGCCAGTTCCAAAGTCATACCTGAGGTAAGAGATCATGGAAATCAAGGGCAGAATTCAGGTAGTGACACCACCGACAACCGAACCTCTGACATTGTCAGAAGTAAAAAGCCATCTAAGGATTGATGGCAATTATGATGATGCGCTTTTAAATAGCTGCATCACCAGTGCAAGGATGTTTTTTGAAAGTCAGTGCGAAATATCCATAGCCAGTCAGGAAGTCTTGCTGGCCTTGGATTCTTTCGATGACATTGTTTATCTGCCAAGAGGACCAGTCCAGTCTGTAGAAGATATCAGCTACGCAGACACCCAAAACAATACACAGACTTTGGCTAACTGGATAGAAGACCTAGTGTCTAACCCAGCGAGAATCACACCAGCTTTTAATCAGTCATGGCCAGCAACCGCAGAAGTGGTGAACGCTGTGCAGGTTAGTTACACCACTGGCTACAGTACGGCAGAATTGGTTCCTAAATTATTGAAATCTGGAATGTTATTCTATGTGTGTCATCTATATGAAAACCGATCAGCGGTCACAGATACTGATCTTAAAGAAGTTCCAATGGCAGTGGCTTCAATCGTCACGATCTACACCACAGGGATCTACCACTAATGCGACCAGGTCTATTGCAATACAGGGTGGAGATTCAGACACAGACATCAACTAGCGATGCCATGGGGCAACCTGTGATGAGTTGGACCACATCCCAAACAAGGTGGGCAGGAATAATCCCACTCACATCCAGAGAAGGATTCTATGCAAAATCGGTTAGACCCGAACTTTCCCACCGGATAACCCTTAGATGGTTTGATGGTTTAGAGCATGGGCACCGGATCAAAATGGATGCAAGAATCTTTGATATTGCATCCATCATTAATGTGGATGAAGGCAACCACACTTTGCAGGTGGACTGCGTAGAGGCGGTGAGCTAATGGGGAAATTAGATAAATCACTTTTGATTAAGAAGGGCAAGGTTTCTATTGAAGGCTTAGATGCCCTGTTGCAGACCTTCAAAGATTTAACAGGTGGGAAGAGTGATGGAAAGTTAGTTAGTGCCATGCGCTTTGCTTTGCAGCCCCTGCAGAAGCAAGTGAAAGCTAATGCACCAAAACAAAGAAGCAATAAAAATAAGTCTGGCAGGACTGGCCTATTAAGGAAGTCTATTGCAGTGAAGGCTAAAAAGTTTGGCAGGGGAAGTAAAAAGAAAATATTAGGACTAGTGGGTCCAAAGTTTGGCACTTCCATCACATTAAAAAACGGTCTTAAAATTGAGCCATTTAGATATGCTCATCTTGTTGAAAGAGGGGCAGCACCGCACACAGTTTCACCAAGACGCAAAGAAAAGAACAAAAGTTTTGTGGGTCCAGTTATGCCTGGCAGATTTAAAAGCTGGCAGCACCCTGGTGCAACGGCAAAACCGTTCATGAAAACTGCACTTGCTGCTGCTGGATCACAAATATTTAGTAGATTCTCAGAAAAGATGGCTGAAATTATCTCTAAAATAGGGGTAAAGAAATGATTGAATCCGATTTCTATTCATACATGACAGGTGAAGGATCCATCACAGCACTGCTGGGAACGAGGATCTATCCAGATGCCAGCCCGCAGAATGCAACGCTACCACTTTTGGTTTATGAAAAAACTTCTGTGGATAGGCAGATGACTTTGCGTGGGGCTACTGGTGTTTGCACTGCAAGGATAACTTGTGACATTTTTGCTGCAAGCCGTACAGTTTGCGAATCGATAGTAGAATCAATTAGACTAAGGGTAGATGGGTTTCAGGGAAACTGGAACACCACTTACATCCATCAGTCCAGATTAGATTCTGAGGATGTGGGGTGGGATCTGGAATCTGCAAAAGATACTGGGATCCACCGAGCAACGATTGATGTGGTGGTCTTATTTACTGAAACTGTAACCGACTTTTTTGGAGGCTAGAATTATGGCAGTTCAATCGACTTATGGTGTTACCCTTACTGCTGGCACTGCTGTTGCTGAAGTTATTTCTATAACTCCACCAGTTAGCAAAATAGGTTCGATCCAAGTAACGAACTTAAGCACAGCTAATCAAGCTCATGAGTTTATAGCTGGGTTAGAGGATGCAGGGGAAATGACCTTTGAGTGCAATCTAGACGCAACAAATTTTGCTGCACTTAATGCAATAGCAGTGGCTAGAACGGAATCTGCTTTTGTCATAGCCATTCCTGCACCTATTACCCTTTCGATTACTGTTAATGGATTTATCACAAGCAGGGGCATTAGTTCCATTGCTGTGGGTGATGAACTGATCAAGTGTACTTTCACTGTTAAAGTCTCGGGTATTTGTTATCCAGACTAATAGGAGTCTTTTGTTATGGCTTTATCACGATCACAGATCCTTGCAAAAAAAGACAACTTGCCCAGGCAAGAGGTTTTGGTACCCGAGTGGGAAGGATCTGTCTGGGTCAGAAGTCTGACAGTTGGTGAACGAGACAGCATAGACAACGAATTCAACGCAGCACGAGTCAAGAATAAAACCCCTGACAACCTTAGAGCAAGGATGCTCATTAAAGGGTGCTGCGATGAACAGGGCAAAGCCTTATTCACTGAGGCTGATATTTCAGAAGTGAATGTGTTACCTGCAACGATCTTGGAAAAGATCTTTGATGCGATCTTGAAAATAAATCGTATTGGTGCAGGTGCAGTAGAGGATGCGGAAAAAAACTAAGGGAAAGCCCATCTAGATTATTTTTATTTAGATTGGCTGGCCACTTAAAAAAGATGGTGTCAGAGATCGAGCAAGAGATGAGCCACAGTGAAATGATGGAGTGGGTGGCTTTCTCTCGGATCGAACCCATTGGGGATGCAAGATTAGATTTCTTAGCTGGATCCGTTCAGCATACCCAAGTGGCTTGCACTAGCACTAGCAAACATAAGCTAAGTGATTTTATCCCTGACTGGATGGGTGAGAGGGTAGAGCAAAGGCAAACACCCGCACAGATAGCAGCAATGTTAGGTGGGCTGGTTACTAAAAAAAGGACTTAGACCATGGCAGATACATCTCTAGGAAGAGCCAGTCTAAGTGTTACAGCAGATCTTTCAGGCTTCACATCTTCCCTAGACACAGCATCCACAAAAGTTCAAGCCTTTGGTAGTAGCAGTGTAGCTGCAGCTATGGATGCGGTTAAGGTTACCACCGCAACCGAAAAGGTAACGCTATCGCTCGAGCAACTCCAACAGGCAGCAGCATCAGGTTCCATCAATGCGACCATGTTTAAACAGACCTCTGCAGCAGCTAAGCTTGCAGTGGATCAGATGGTCTTGCTCGATGGCGCAACCCTGTTGTTGATGAAGGATGAAAACGAACTTCAATTCCAGACTGCTAAACTTCAGACAGGCTATAAAGAGCTTGAAAACAATCTGATGAAGACTGATGCAGCATTCAAGAATAATACCTTGCTAATTGAGTTGAACACCCAGAAGCAAAAGCTATTAGCCCTAGAAAACAAAAATGTAATCGCATCCATGCTTGCTGTGGATGATCAGGCAATAGGCTTTGCAGCATCTACCAAAACATTGAACGCAGAACTTGACATCAATGCTAGAAAGCTTGAGATTCAGGCTCGACAGATGATGTTAGATACTGGCGCAACCAAAGCCCTTCATGATGAACTAGTGAAATTAGAAGAACAGGAAAAAGCCCTAGCATTAGCAGAAGATAAAGTGAAGGGTATTAATCAACCAGTTCCAATCATCGAACCACCCGCAGTGGTAGAACCACCCAAGGTGGATACCAACACCCCTGAGTTTGTCCAGGAACAAATCAACCTGAAGTCTAAGACCGATCTAGCATCCAAGGCTTTGGAACTGCAAGCAAGACAGATGAACATTGATTCAGGGGCAACTAAAAAGCTTCATGATGAGATGGTCAGGTTGGAGCAGATCGAACAGAAGTTAATTGCTGCAGAGAATAAGGCCAGGGGAATTCCCCCACCCATTCCAATTAAGCCACCACCAATTCCAGAGAATAAGAACACGGCTGCCTATGTAACCAATGCTAAGAAAATGTCTGCAGAAACAGACATACTTAATAAAAAACTAGATCAGCAAGCTAGGCAGATGATGATAGCTGATGGCAGTGCTGCCAAGTTAGCCAAGGAATTATCAGCATTAGAAAAGGCTGAAAAGAAACTGTCCGATGCTGAAATAAAATTAGGAATTAGAAAACCACCAGAAGAGAAAAAAGCTAAAGAATCTAAAGGTGGCATGAAAATCACTGACATGCTAGGCATAGGATTCTTCACATCCGCATTCAGCAAGATCTTTGATGGGGCTTTGAATCTGGTAACTAAGATCACATCTTCTGTGATTGATCTAGGTGCCAAGGTTATTGATTCTGGAAGTAAGTTTCAGGAACTAGATAACAGGCTTAAGGCACTGACCGGATTTAAAGGGATAGCCAAAGGGCTGCAACAAATTATGACCACTGGCCCCAGTGCCAGCTTTAACGCATTGGGTGAAGCTGCTACCCGATTAAGCCAGATGAAATTCAGACCCGATGTAGTTACTGGTTTAATCAAGGACTTTAACAGACTGGGTGTAGCCCTAGGGAATCCCGAAAAGATTGTAGCCCTGATTACAGATAAACTAGCTGACATGGCTAGTGAGGGTGTGGCAACTATGTCTGCCTTGGGAAAACTGGCTGAAGAGGGGATCCCGATCTTTGAAGCCATGGCAAGTAGGATGGGAATCAGTGTTGATGAATTGAAGAGGCGAGTAGCAGCAGGGCTGATATCAGTTACAGATGCAGCGGTGGGTTTACAAGATGCAGCAGCAATGCCAAACATGGCAGCAGCAGCACAGGAATCTGCCAATAGTTTTTCAGGAGTCTGGAGCAGGGTTACCAATAATATTGAAGTGCTGATTCAGAAACTGGGAACCAGTCTTCTAGAGGGTTTTGGATTAGTCAACCTTGGTGATTCCGTTACAAACTTCTTTGATTCAGTCTTTAAAAAGGCTGAGGATCTAGAACCACTATTACAAAAGATAGGCGCATTTGTTTCCACCACCACTGGGATGGTGATGGATAATCTGTCCAGCATTGTGGATGAGTGGATTATCTTTACCGAAAAAATGACCATCGATGAAATGCTTGAACAGGTTCGAAAAGCTGCAGAGCAGATGCTAGCAGATTTAAAACCTTTTATTGATGACCTCAAATGGTTACTAGGTTTTGCCAAAGATGTGGTGGTCATCACTATCGACATCGTTAAAAAGGGTGACAGCATGGCCCGATGGATTCAGAATAATGTTCTCGATCCAGTAGCAGATGCAGGGGTGGCAATCGTTCAATCTGGTGCAGATGTCTACGACTGGGCAACAGGGGTGGAAACAATTGGTGGCAGCGCAAACAATGCAGCGGATGGGGTCAACAACCTAGCCAATGCTTTAGGGCAGGCAGCGCAGAATGCCCAAGCATTAGTGGATACTGAATTTAGTGGGGCAGGTGGTGGCTTTGGTCCTGATGATATTAATGAAATGATGCAACCTGCATCCAATGGGGGTGGAACTTGGCTAACTGCATTAGAAGAAGAGATGCAGCTAGCTGAAATGGAACTGGCTGAATTTGATAAGCAGTGGCAAAAGCTAAGTGATGAAGTCCAAAAGCCCATGAGGATAGAAGAACCAGGTTGGAAGAAGTTCTTTGCCGATAACATTACACCACTACAGCAGTATGAAAATGAAGTAGCAAAACTTAAAGGGATGATGGATGGATCCAAAGAAGGGGCTATGGCCTTTGCTCTTGGTAGTGCTAATGCCATTGCCAAACTAAAACAAGCCACTGGGCTAGGCGGTCCACAGCAGTTTGCATCCGCAGTTCAAGCTGGATCGGCTGCAGAATTCCAAGTCCGAGTTGATGAGATGGGCAAAGCCAAGAATGTCCAAGAAGAAATCAGACAACTCATGGAAGCTGCTGCTGAGATGGAGCAACAGCAACTTATAGCAGCGCAAGAAATTGCCACAGCTATCCAAAATTTACCAGGACTAATGCCAAAACCCCAAGCCATTGCTGTTGCATTGAACCCATAAGGAACTAACCATGGCGATAGATATCTTTGAGGAGCTATGGCAGGAGCGTAAAGGAACTCTGGATAAGAGTTACCAGAATACTTTTTCGCGGTCTTTCATCGTTCACACCGACTCCCTAGAGCAGACTGATATTAATATCTATGATGCCATTTATGGGCATATTAACTGCCCTCAGATTGGCGATCTTTTCCCTGGGGATGATGACAGCTATGCTCAGTCTGTAAACATCTCACCTGAGCAGGATGATCCACAGACTTGGAAAGTAACGATTGAGTATTCATCTAATCCAGATGCAGCTTCATCATCCCCTAGTGGCAGCACTCCACCACCCCAAGTGGAAACCCAGCAGGGAGGCCAGAAACCCGCAGACAGGGAAGCCAACCCCACCTTAAGACCACCAGATTTTAAAGTAAACTTTGTTAGTTTTCCTTACATAGTGCCGAACATCAACAACAGTGCAGGCGATCCATTTGTACCACCGATCACGATAGAAAAGTTCAGACCTATTTTTAGTATTGGCTGCAATGTTAAATCGATTAACAGCTACACCCTAGCCACCTACATAGGCAAAGTGAATTCTACTAGTGTGACATTTACCACAGGCACTGGGTGTGTTCTGAGCATCCCAGCAAAGACTGGGAAGATTAAGAACATCAACACGGAATTACTTCTTGAGGGGAAGCTTCAATACTGGCGATTGACTTATGAGGTAGAGATTAACACCAGCTTAAGCCCCACGGATGGAACCACAGTGATAGGGTGGGATATGCACCTTTTAGATATGGGCTATCGGATTAGGAAAGATGATGGTGAGAGGGCACCGATCTTTGAGGGTGGGGTAAAAATCACGCAACCAGTGAGATTAAATGGAGCAGGGAAGAAAACTGCTGCTGGTGCTGCTAATAGCTATGTAGTTTTTGCCAGTGCGGATGTCTACGGAACCATCGATTATTCCACTTTACCAGGACTAGGATTCTTCTAACATGGCTGACCCAGTAGCATTTGAATTTGAAACAGCAAAGCAACTTCTAAGACTCTTGAAGAAATCCAAGGATGGGGTTTTCAATTCAGAGGTGGATGATTCTATCCCACTGGATCATGCACCTGCATTCATTTGGGCCTATGTACCAGCCACAGTAACCTGCACTTATGACGAAACAGTTAAGGCTTGGATTATTGGTGGGGCTGTTACTTGCTATCCAATAAATTCAGGGGTAGATGCTGCTGGGTTAATGCAATGGGGAAAGAATAATACTGATGGTGTTGTCACTGGTGGGATTACCTGCACCACTTTCACACCAAAGCTAACCTCTACTCAAACGGCACCAAGTATAGGGAAGGGTTTCTACCTAGGCACAATCTTTGGATACAACGAATCCGAACAGCCAAGAGTGCTGATAGGTTTACCACCTGTAAACCCTTCTGGTGCAGGCTCCACCTTTGAAGTTGTCACGGGGGTGGTGTGTCATACCGATGGCAGCGGTATAGGAGTGACCACTGCGAGTCTAACTACATCGGATTATGATGGCGCAGTGTTTAAGAACTTCCTAGGGCTAGTGGATGTGGTGCCTAAAAGTTTTGTAGGTAATGCTTCTAGAATTGTGATGGTAAATGAAGCAGCAAACGCCTTGGAGTTTGGTCCGAACTTTTCAGGCGCACCAACGGCAGCAGACTTTCTAGGGTTGACCGATACGCCAAATAATTACTCAGGCGCACTTTATAAATCTGTAACTTGCACCGCAAGCGCATTGGTTTTTACCACTCCTAATGTGACCACCACCAATAGTCTTGTGGGTGGAGGTAATCCGAATAACTCTAGTGTGTTTACCACCCTGCAATTATTAAACGATACAGCAACGCCTGGTAACTACTACGCATACTCGACCAGTTCATCTGGTGTGAAAGGTTGGAACCTTCAAGCAGCAACCCCAGCAGGTCTCACAGTAGGTGGCAATGTGGTAGTCAGCAGCAGAAAAGCAGCAGTCACGGATGTGGCAACGCACACGATATCCAGTGCAGACTTAGCCACAACAGCATCGACAACGCAGACGGCTATCGATGATTTAACAACGCAAGTTAATCTGCTCTTAGCCCGCATCCGATCCCATGGGCTAATCTCATGATTGTTGACACCACTTATTCCGCTTATTATGTGAACGCTGCGAGTTATAACACTGGCACCGGAATTTGGCAATTTGGCTACAATCCTACACCGCTTTCGACTGGTGTTTATTGTGGTACTTTGACCACTACCGGAGGCGTGTTGCCAACTGGTTACGGAACTATTGATTTATATTTTCTGTTTTTTTATTCGGGTGTTGGTGGCGGTTTCGGCCTTGCCGATTCTTATGCAAACGCACTAGCAGAAGTTCCTGTGATATTTACCACAGGTGGCACAGGAAATTTAGTTTTCAAGAAACAAGGTGGCTTTTATAAATTGCAAGCGAGGGTTCCTGAATGTTGCGACGAGCCGTATTTTAACGGTATTTCACCAACGAGCGCTGGGCCTTACATCTTCCCGAACTACTGGGCAAAGTACGCAACGATTGACTTTCAGACATTTACGAGAAGTAGTTTGCCTCTTGTGGCTGGAGACAATGCAGCAAACCCTGCAAATTTATTGACAATATTAAATTCGAGTTGGGATTTAATGCCGTACACAATGGGAGGTTATTCTCCTGATATGTTGCCAGCTTATCAAAACCAGCGCAGTATTCCGATAGGCACCGCAGGCGACGCAGCCTCAGCGTACTGTTATTTAAAGATAACTTACGACGGCACCAACCTTACTTACACTTTGAATGTCTCGTACGGTACCGCAGGAACATCTTTCGGCAGTTTTAGCGGATCCACTAATCCGCTATGGATTTTCAGTAAAACTGTTGCAATTGCTGGAATTGATCTTAACAACATTCTTTCTGGCACTGTTGTGCTGGACACCTTTACTGATTACGCAGGCTCACCTAGCTACGCCAATGTTCCAACCGTTTTTCCATCGATTGTATTTTCGGACAACATCAGCGATTTTGCTTTGCCTGCCACACTAACGCTAACAAAAACAGTGGGCACATACCTTTATAAAACTAGCCTATACTCAGCATATCCAACCAGAGGTTGGACAACAAACAATTACACCTCCGAGCTTCCAAACTCGATTACCTTAAACAAGGTGGCTGGCTTCAACATTTATGAAGCTGAATTCATTACTGCGGTAAATGTCATTAATCGAGTTAGATTAAAGCTAACTTATTTCTACATTTCGTCAGAACTTAGAGGCGGTTGGGGTTACGCAAGTTACGACTGGTTTACAAATACTTATTTGCCTGGTGTAACTCGTTATATGCAGTTTCCAATTCCTAGCCCTTTTGCGTTTAACAGTGGAAACCCAATCGATGGAAGTCCTTTCCATACATGGCCTCCAGCCGTAGTGCAATCCGGCACCGTGGCGATTGATCTTTTCAAGATGGCTGGAACGCCTAACACCGCAGGCGTTCAGTACTCTTACGGATTCGCAAACTACACGATGGAACCAACAGCGATACCACCCTAAAGGATCAAGCCATGGTTATTCACTTTGAATTGCATCCTTCATGGACTCAATCTCTACTGTTTGGAGATGCCATCAAAGCTGGGGTATCCTTAGGGAAGGATCAGCACTGGCATTATCAGGGCATCACTGGTTTATATGTGGTTTCAGCAGGTTATCTGATTATTGAAATCATTGAAAAGCCTAGCGATATTGCACCCAGTTTGATCAGGGTAACTATCAGGCAGATCCAAGCAAGGTTGATGCAGCCACGAAAGAACAAAAATGGCAAGTGAAGAGGTTAGCTATGAGGGGTATAAGTCCAGCACCCTGAGTCAGACGGCTGATGAAACGATGGTGGTAATTTTTTCTAGGAGATCATTATGCCAGCCGGACAGTACACATTTAACGCTGAGCAGGGTGCAACCTTAGCCCGCACCATTCTTTATACCGATGCTGACGAGGTCGAAACCAATCTCACAGGCTACACCGCAGCTATGCAAGTACGACCCACCGCAGCGAGCGCAACCGTAATACTAGAACTCACCACCGAAAATACCCGAATCACGCTAGGTGGTGCTGCAGGCACTGTTGATTTATTAGTCGATGCTGCCACCATGGAAGCCCTTACGCCAGGCAGATACTTCTATGATCTGGAGCTATACACCGGATCAACAGTAATCAGATTGATTGAAGGTATTTTCAATGTCAAAGCGGAGGTGACCCGATGATGGCGATGTACATACCTTACAGAGAAGGTGCCACGATTGACCCAGTGACTTTCTACATCATTACTGGCATCGGAGCCTTGAGCATTGGCGCATGGATTTATATGTGCATGAAAGCGGAGGTGACCCGTGCCTGATATCGTAGTGGTCACAGAATCCGGTATCGTCACAGTCGCACAAGGCGAAACGCTAGTCACCGTCTACGATGGCCGAGGGTTTAAAGGTGACCCAGGCGACACCTTTGATCAGACCTTGAACACAACGGACGCAGTGGAGTTTGCCGGCCTTGTTAACAACGGCCTGACCTTTCCGACGGCAGACGGCACCGCAGGGCAAGTAATCGAAACAGACGGCGCAGGCGTTCTTACTTTTGTTACGCCTAGCGGCGGCGCTTTTCTGCCACTTGCTGGCGGCACGATGACCGGCAATATTGTTTTCGATGGAACCAGTGGGCAATTTATCGGCAAGGGAACCTTCGACACCGCACGAAGCGGCAATTATGGCATCTCAATAGTTTGCTCGGTAGGGTACGAATTTAACTGGCAAGCTGGCTGGCTGGTAACTACAGAACAAAGCTCGGCAACACCACGGCCTCTTTATCTAGACTCGCTCGCTGGCACTACACTTCGTGCATGGGATTCTTCAGCGTCAACAGGCACAGAAGTTACGCATTTAGGAATAACTTTCGCAGATACCACGGTACAAACCACCGCATACACCGGAGGCGCAGGCGTTTCGTCTTTGACCGCAGGCACTGGCATTTCTCTTGATGTGACCACTGGCGATATCACCGTCACAAACTCAGAGCCAGACCAGACGGTAACGCTTACGGATGGCGCAGGCATTACCATTACTGGCACTTACCCTTCGTTTACACTCGATTGCGATATCACACAATACGCAGACACAGACGCTAGACTTGCGCTTTCCGCAGGAACTGGTATCAGCTACGATAACGCAACCGGCATCATCACAAACTCAGAGCCAGACCAGACGGTAACGCTTACGGATGGCACTGGCATTACGGTTACTGGTACTTACCCATCCTTCACGATTACCAACTCATTACCAGACCAGACCGTAGTCTTGACCGATGGCACCGATATTACGATTACCGGCACCTATCCGAACTTTACTATCGCTTACAGTGGAGCAGGCGGCGGCACTGGAACAGTAACTAAAGCCTCTGTAGTAAGCGCAAACGGCTTCGCCGGTACGGTTGCAACAGACACCACCACACCAGCGATAACAATTTCAACGAGCATCACAGGTCTTTTAATCGGCGACGGCACCGCTATCGCAGCAGCTACAGCAGGCACTGATTATGTTGTTCCTAGTGGATCAATCACAGGCTCGGCAGCATCCTTATCTGCCACGCTCGACGTGGCATCTGGTGGCACCGGCTTGGCAACTTTAACGGCTGATAATGTAATCCTTGGCAACGGCACTAGCTCACCTACTTTTGTTGCGCCGTCTACCTCTGGAAATGTTTTAACATCTAACGGCACGACTTGGCAGAGTGTCGCACCGGCAGGCGGCGGCGCTGGAACAGTAACGAGCGCAAGCGTAGTATCAGCAAACGGCTTTGGCGGTACTGTCGCAACAGATACGACCACGCCAGCGATTACTATCTCGACTTCCATCACCGGAGTGTTGAAGGGGAATGGCACCGCACTAAGTGCAGCCACCGCAGGAACGGATTATGTAGCACCAGCAGGCGCACTTGGAACACCTTCCAGCGGTACGCTCACCAGTTGCACCGGACTTCCTATATCGACAGGCGTAAGCGGCCTTGGTACAAGCGTTGCCGCATTCCTTGCAACTCCAAGCTCGGCCAATCTAAAGACCGCCGTAACGGATGAAACCGGAACTGGAGGAAGTTTAGTTTTCGCAACCAGCCCAACGCTCACAAGCGCAACGATCACCAGCCTCATCGAAACGAAAACCGCACCAACGATATCCAGCGGAACGCTCACGCTAAACTGTGCGCTAGGTAATGTGTTCGCCGTCTCGCTCAATGCAGCAATCACAAGCTTGACCTTTTCAAATATACCGACCAGCGGCAACGCTTACGGCCTAACACTTTTATTCGTGGCCGATGGCACCGCAAGGGCTATCACATGGCCTTCGAGTGTAAAATGGAGTGGCGGAGTTGCGCCAACTCTGACAAGCACCAACCTTAAGACTGATATCTTCGTTTTAACTACCTACGACGGCGGCACCGTATGGTTTGCAATGATCGGCGGCCAAAACCACTAATGCCAATTTCTCGCAGATTAATGGGCGTGAGTAGGACTGTTGCTCCACCATCAGGAAACAAAGTGATTTTTGGCTATGGTTTTGCTAGTGGTTCACAATCCATGACAAATTTAGTCTCAAATGCTGGTGTAGTAGCAGCAAATGTAACTGGGGTAGGTACTGCTAGATATGCACTTGCTAGTGCTGGTTATGGAACAGACAAAGCTTTATTCGGATATGGTAACGCTGGTTCAATGACGAACAAGGTTTCAAATGCTGGAGTAGTATCGGCTGATACAACAGGTGTTGGAACGGCTCGTTCCTATCTAGCAGCAGCAGGGTATGGAACCGATAAAGCAATCTTTGGGTATGGAACACCATCAGGATACGGTTCAATGACGAACAAGGTTTCAAATGCTGGAGTAGTATCGGCTGATACAACAGGTGTTGGAACGGCTCGTTCCTATCTAGCAGCAGCAGGGTATGGAACCGATAAAGCAATCTTTGGGTATGGTAATAACAATACTAATCTATCAATGACGAACAAGGTTTCAAATGCTGGAGTAGTATCGGCTGATACAACAGGTGTTGGAACGGCTCGTTCCTATCTAGCAGCAGCAGGGTATGGAACCGATAAAGCAATCTTTGGGTTTGGATTCATATCATCAGGAAATGCCATGACGAACAAAGTTTCCAATGCTGGAGTGGTCTCTGCCGATACAACAGGTGTTGGTACTAATCGGTATAGTTTAGCAGCAGCAGGGTATGGAACCGATAAAGCAATCTTTGGGTATGGGTACACATCGGTGCCAGTTTCCATGACGAACAAAGTTTCCAATGCTGGAGTGGTCTCTGCCGATACAACAGGTGTTGGTACTGCTAGAAATAATTTAGCAGCATCCTCTTACGGAAGTTAAATCATGCCATCCAAATTAAACTCGGAATTTAATTATCGCACTCAAGTCATAGGCGAAACACCTTGGGAGAAGATCAAGACCTTGCTAGGCTTCCTTGAAGGCCGACATCGAGCCAGAGCCTTAGAGGAAGTTGGAGCGAAAAAGTTTCAAGCAAAGAAGGCCAAGCTTGAACACCTACGAAAGACTACCAACTTAGAGCATGAAACACTAGAACTAGAAGCCGAGATCATCGAAATAGAATCCGTTCAAGAAAGTCAACGGCAAGCGTACATTCTTAACCATCAAGAGATTGCAATCTTGGAAAAGCTACTGGCCGAACTCTACGAGATCGCAGAGCCAACACGCTTGGAAGGCTACACAGACGAGATGATGTTTGAATTTAATGCACCTAATGAGTTTGCTGTATGGGTGGCGAAAGAGATACACGCAGAGATTCTTGCGCAGGGCCATCCGAGTCCAGCAAAAATAAGAAACGCTATGTCCTGTCCAGAAGCATGGGCAGCACTTCAGGAAATAGGACTAGTGCCAGAAGGAACGCCAATATTGATGAACAACGATCCTAGCAACATTCAACTAATACCAAGAAACATAAGGGGAGAGCAGTGCCTAATTACGCAAAAATAAACGGTGACACAGTCCTAGAGTTTCCATCCTATCCACACACAAACCATCCTAACACCAGCTTTGGTGAAGGCTGGCAGGGTGGCGAGATTGAAGGCAGCACCTATGTCCTAGTTGAAATAGAGGACACACCAGCCACCGACTACCTCACACAAGACACGGAAGTCGAACCACCAAAAAAAGTAAAGGGTCAGTGGAAGGTGAAAACCAAGGTCAAAGATATTTCGCCAGAAGAAAAAGCGAAACGCAAAGCCGAGAGGGCAGAGCGAGACGCAGAGCAAGAGGACAACTTTCTCAGCAAAGCAGAAATCAAAGCGATCCGAAAATTACTTAAGGCGCAACCATGAACCTAATACCCATTCTACTATTAGCCCTAGGTCAGCAGGTTACTCTGCCACAAGAAATCCATGGTCAGCCTGGAGCTTTTATCAGCATCCCCAGTGTGACCGACTGCAAGTCAGTGCAATGGGTGGTCCTTGATGTTGGGCTTAATCTGTTTCCTGTGGAGTTATTACGAGACAGTACCACCGCAGTAGTGAGCGCAAATAGTCCTGGTAAATACAGAGTCCTAGCCTATGCTGCTAAAGGGGATGCAGCCAGCAAACCTGTGATTACTACTGTCATTATTGGTGATCCACCCGAACCCATACCAGCACCGGATGAGGCAGCCAGCAAACTTCAAAAGGAATTAAAATCACTTTATGTATCACTAAGTGAGGATGATAAACAGGGCAAGGTTAAGAAACTATCTAGCCTTTATGCCAGCTTTGCCACCACTGTTAAGGGTGAGGAAACTACCACAGCGGGTGAGCTATTAGCTATTTGCAAAGAAGCAGTGGGAAGGGTGCTAAGTCCATCCGATTTGCGAGAAATAAGAGTGCGGATACAATCAGACCTGGCTGGATTTCCTGAAGATCCCGATACCAAATTAGATGAAAGCTTAAGGAAATCCATGTCTAAAAAATTCACGGAAATTTCCAAGGCACTAGGCACATTGAAGTGACACCAAACAATCTAGGATGGATCCACCCTGATCAGCGCACTCCTTCACAGGTGACCCTAGATGCAGCTATAAAATTACGGATGCCCACCTTTAGTATCAAAGGCAAATACGCAGAACCAGATAAAGCACTTCTATATCTCTTCATCAAAAACATGAAACCATTCAGCCAGCAAACTGGAAGCTGTGTGGGCAATGGCCTAGGCATGGCTTTGTGGTGTCTGGAATCCGTTGAGGTAACGCAGCTCGGACAGCTAGAAGATCCAGTCTGCCCCTTTTGGTTACTCCCTTACGGAAAATCGCGCGAACTCGCAGGGTTAAATGGCAAGGGTGAAGGCAGTTTCGGATCTGCTGCCATCGAAGCACTCACCAAGTTTGGCACACTACCCTTTAACACACAAGGACTACCACCAGTACAGATCAAAGATGGTGCAATGACCTGGGGAGAGAGTGCCGAGATGCAGTGGAGTGATGGTGAATCCATTGCAGAGGTCTGGTTAGCAGCATCAAAAAAACACACGATCAAATCATCGGCAAGGATAACCAAGTGGGAGCAGGGCAAAGCTGCACTGATCAATGGATTCCCCATGACCTGCGCTTCTAACTGGGGAGGCCAGATGGATCCACCCATCAAAGGTAACCCATCCATCATTCTAAATAAACGAGTGACCCAGTGGGGTCATCAGATGTGCTGCCTAGCATGGGCACTGCATCCTGAGTTTGGCGATATTTTTTGGATTCAAAATAGCTGGGGTGTGTGCCATGGGAAAAGCCCAGGGTATTATTCCGAACCCGATGGTGGCTTCTGGATCACCGCTAAAGAATTTCAATGGATCTGCTCAGATGGTGAAGTGTTTGCCTTGAGCAATTTTGCAGGATTTCCTGCCCAGAAACTAGACTGGTATATCTAGGGAGAACAGTTATGAGTTTTATTTTGTTCGCTGCCCTGATGGTTAACGCTGATTCTAGCTGCAAAGAATGCAAAGCATATAACGCAAAGCCAGCTATCAGTTCCAAAGTCCAAGGAAAAAGATTCCAACAACTAGGGAAGAGATTACGCAGAGGTGGTAAATCCTGTGTATAGTTTCGACTGGCTAACTATCATTGATCGCTTAGGGCTACCATGCGTGGCCCTAATTGCAATTGGTTATGGCCTACACAACTCTGCTAGATGGTTAGGAAATAACATCCTAATGCCCATTCATCAAAGGCACCTAATATTCCTAGACCGATTAGAAGCTGGCTTAAATCGGATTGTAGAAACCCAGCACGACCAATCCAGCCAGATCATTAACCTTACACAAAAGATTTCAGACTCGCTGGAATCACAGGAGAAGAAATAATGCTACTGCCATTTCCACAAGATCTACCCATAGAGGGTGTAGGAATCCTAATTGACAGACTCAGGGGTAAACCCATTCCCCTGCAAACAGCCCTGAACGCAGCTTGGAATTTGGCAGGGTATGCTGCCACCCAAGTACCAGTTAAAAGCGCAGAGGGTGAACCTGTTCAGGACTACCCTATCTCTGATGCTGAGGTGGTGACTCTCTTAGAGAAACTTCAAGGCGAATACCTACCAGCACCAGCAGGGGCACCCATTGAATTTGCAATCATCCCCTGGGCAATTGTCCTAAAGGTTCTGATCAAGATGCTGATCAATGCTGCCCTATAGATTGTTCTTTGGTAAACCCAGATCATCGAGGTGGGTTTCGGTAAGACGATCCCACCTTATCTCCAATCCTTTTTGTGCTGGGTGTGGGTGTGCCGACCCTACTAAATTGAATGTCCACCACATCACCCCCTACCATGTTGACCCTAGCAAGGAACTATCCTCTGATAACCTAATCACCTTGTGTGAATCGAGTGCTAAATGCCATTGGGTACTCGGGCATTTATTAGATTGGAAATCATGGAACCCAGACATTAGAATAGATTCTCAAAGATACTTTAGGAAATTGGAAAACAAACCAGTATGGAAACGAACAACCTAGGAGAAGGTTTCCATGCGCAGAATGATCCATTGTCTTTTATGTGGTGAATTCAAACCCCACAAGTCTCGTTATCTTTGCATGAAATGTTATCAAAATCCCCTCTCTAAAAATCTTAAAATCCCAGTGAACTTCAGAGTGGAACGGATGGACCGTGAAGAGGTTGTCCGGTGCCCAGTTTTGCCACCCGATGAACCAACCATGGCAAAGCCTGGCACACAGGAAAAGATCGAAATCCTGACCGCTAGATGGGTAGCAAACAGACTTCTTTACCACCCCGATGATGCCAAGGAAAACTACCAACCGATAGTGCCAGAGGTGGGGGATGTGGACTGGACCAGCACTAAACCATCGGCATCTAAAAAGATTTTTAGGCTGACTTGTGATGCCCCAGAAGAGGATTAATCTGTACTACATTTCAACCCAAATAACCACTATATACACATGAAAACGGATGCTAAACAGTACGACCAAACGCAACATAAAGCCTTAAATCAAAGGGGATTACAAGAATTTTAGGGGGTGTTGTATGATAGGTTGGGGTGGAAGAGGTCGCAGGTTCAAATCCTGTATCCCCGACCTTGTTTTAGCGAAAAAAGATGTGGTCAAAAAGTAGTACTGTACTACTTAGTACCACATCTGCTATGATTCTTAGCATGTCAGCTACTTTGGCTGGCTTTCTAAAGGGTTGTAGTCATGAAGAAAATTAAAGTGCCAGGGCTTTTACATCACAAAGCTAGAGGACTGGGTTACTCCATTGACCCACGCAATCGCAAGACCACCTACCATGGACCCTTCGGTCTGGCCCAAACCACCGCAAACTATAAAAAATGGTTGTCAGAATATCTGGCCCAGGCTGATACCCAGATCCCAACCACACCCACCGATAAAAAAGATCCTACCATAGCAGACCTTGTGGTCCACTTTAGCAAGTGGGCTGATATGTATTTCCGAAACCCTGCCACAGGAAAACCCACTAGCCAGATCCATGTTCTCAAATCTGCTATCAGAGAACTCAAGGATTATCTGCAAACACCCATCGCAGAATTCTCCACCAGAGATCTCATTGCAGTTCGCACCGGATTGGTTCATCGTGACATCATGCCCCAGTCTATCTTTACCAAGAGAAAAAAACTAACCATCTCATCAGTCAATGGCTTGATCATTAAGATCAGGATGATGTTTAAAAGGGGTGTGGAATGGGGCTTGGTTCCCATCAATGTTTTCTCAGCCCTCATGTGTGTCAAACCTTTGTCCTGGCGAACTGCTCCAACCCTCAGAAATCCTGAACCCATCCAGCCTGTCGATGTTGCTGACCTTGACCGCATCCAACCCTTCCTAGCTCCGGTCTATCGGGTGCTAATGTCTGTCCACCTAGCAACTGGGATGCGCATCAAAGAATTGATCGGAATGCGCTGGTCTGAAATCTCACAACATCCAGTTAAGCCATGGCTCTATGTCTACCAGCCCACCACCCACAAGAACTCCCACCGCAAACAAGACCGGAAGATTTTTATCCATGAATCATTCGTCAACCTAATGAAGATGACTAGGAAACCACTCTGGGAAAAAGACTTTGTGTGGTGTTCCAAAGGTAAGGGAATCAATGCAGGTTACTCAGGGCAGATGACCACGGCTGCATATTATCTCGCTGTCAAAAGTGCGATCAGAAAACATAACAAAGTTAACAAGGTAAAGGTTCCCAACTTCACACCACTTCAGATCAGGCACACAGTAGCTACAAAAATAAATGAGTCTCATGGAATCCAAGCTGTAGCAGCAGTGCTGGGGCATGCGAAAATAAACACGGCCCAAATCTACGCTGAAACAAGCTTTACTGCTGCCATGGAGATTGCTGAAGTTACTCAAGTTAATTCCAGATAAAATTACTTTTTTATTTATTTGTGTTTTTTATTCTTTTTATGTTTGACCAGCTGATTAGGTCTGGTAGATTCTGAAAATCTAATGAGGGAAGGATCCCTTGTGGTGGCAGGATGCCAATCAAAATATCCCTAGGTATTTTGAACCACTCATCAAGCTTTGTACGAAAGGATTTTAGCCCATGCCTTTGTCGTTATTTTTGGATGATCAACATAGTTCCTACCTAAACCCCCCAGACATGGTTCCCCCCCCCCCCCTGTTTAATTTATCTCAAAAGGATGCTGGGAAAAATTGGAAGTTTCTAACCCAGGCTGAAGAAGAGATACTTGCAGTGATGAAAGACAGCCCTGATGTCAAAGCAATTGTTGTAGCTAAGTTGTTAAAACGAAACAATGATTCAAGCTTCAGAACTATCCTAGCAAACCTTGTTGAAAGAATGATTCTTAACAAGAGTCGCAAGGGTTATGTTCTAAATAAATAATATATTTATCCTAAATATAGCCAGTAGGAAAAACTCCTGCTGGCTTTTTTTACGCCTATTCCCCACCTATTTAGCAAAGTCTGACATTGTCTAGCTGTTGTTAGCCAGCTGTCAAGCAGATTTAATTCAATCACTTGCTTAGAATCTTTTTAGATGAACAACATCTGAAAGGAAACTAATGGAAAACTTTAAAGAACTTATCCCAGCGAACTCTATATCTGTGCAGCAACTTGCTACTGCATGGGGCAGGAGCATCAACCAGATTTATTGCTGGATCAATGAGGGTGTGGATATACCTGGTGGAAGTCAAAGGGTTTATCTGCGAGCAGTTCGCATCGGCAAAAAATTTGCCATCACCCCCAGTCAAGCTGCGGACTTTATCAAAGACTGCAACCCTACCCCAGAAGATCCCAAGAAGATCAAAGGCAAAACTAAATCCACGCTGGACTCGGCAACCACAGCCGAAGCTCTCGCTTGGTTACAGAGTTAACAAGGAGGTTACATGACACCAGCGCAAGTTCAGCTAATGCTCGAACTGCTAACCAAAGCTAACGAGTATAGCAACCAACTACACCCTGAGAACACTGACCGAGAGCAAAAGAATATTGAACGGAGGTTTAAAAAAACTTTGGAATCCATGTGTGAATATCTGGCAGTGATGACCGAACCACCAGCAGGAGGCTATGGCAATGGCACTGATTCTAAAACGATTTGATGATGAAGTTATTCTAGTGCGCCATGAGGCTGCACCCACCGAAGTCCTGCAGATTTCCATCAGGCGAAATGAAACCGATGGCAGTTTTAAAGTTGCGTTAACTGGCCCGATAACCTTTGACATTATCCGAGGAGAATTATCAGATGACAGCTATAAAGTTAAAAAGTGAATCTGCACCCAAGGCAGATCAAGTCCTGATCCAAGGGGATCTAACCAGCCTGAGCGATGAGCAAAGAGCATCTTACTATCTGCGGGTATGCGATAGCCTAGGGCTGAACCCGCACACCCATCCCTTTGAGTACATCAAGCTATCTGGCAAGCTCACCCTTTACGCCACCCGAGCCTGTTCTGACCAGCTTAGAAAGATCAATGGGGTATCTATTGAAATCATTTCTAAAGACTTGACTGATGAGATCTACACAGTGGTGGCTAGGGCAGAAGACACAGCAGGAAGACGCGATGAAAGCTGTGGGGTTGTATCGCTTAAAGGCTTAACAGGTGAACTAAGAGCTAACGGAATAATGAAGGCTGAAACCAAGGCTAAGCGCAGGGCAACGCTGAGCATCTGTGGTCTTGGCTGGTTGGATGAAACCGAGGTGGAAAGCTGTGGCGCTAAGGTAGTGAATCCTAGTCCATCCAGACCCATGCTCACCATGAATGAACCCAAGCAAGAAACCATGCTGAGTAATTTCAGGCGATTGCTGCTGAGTGTTGACACCCAGTTCCCTGGCACCATGCAAAAGATGCTAGTTCATTATCAGTGTGACTCGGTGGAAATGATGTCTGATGAAATCATGATTCAGGCTACAGAACTTTTGAATGCCAAACTTAGAAAGGGTGGTGCTGTATGAGCTTACTAGATCTAGCTTCAGGAGCTGCTGTGCTTCAGTTCTGGATGGAGAAGGATGCAGGGTCAGACATCGAGGGGGAACTGGATCCTGTTCTGGATCAACTTCTGGAAGAGTTGGAAGGGTCCATCGAAAACAAAGTGGAAGCTTATTGCAGAATAATTCGAGAGCTTGAACTAACTCAGGCTGCAAGGAAAGAAGAGTCTGACCGGATCCGAAAGCTGGCTGATCAAGATGGGAATACAGTGAAGGCGATGAAGGGCAGGCTCATGTTCTTCTTTGGATTGCAGAAGATCAGCAAACTTAAGACACCCTGTTTCAACCTTTCGATCTGCGCTAATGGTGGTCATTCTCCTATCGAAGTGACCATCCCACCCGATCAACTCCCAGCAGAATTCCAAAAGCTGGAAATCAAACCAAACATGGAAACAATCAGGGAGGCTTTGAAAATGGGCACCTTCTTGGTTGGTGTTACTGAACTTGCCCGTGGCACACATCTGAGGATTAAGTAATGACAGTATCTGGTGAACCCGATTATGAAAAGCAAGTGGATCTGAATTCTAATTTTAGAAGCACTAAAGCTTCTGACCTAGAGGATGGCACCTACCTTGGTAGGGTTGAAAACGCATGGATTAAAGAGGTCAGTTCCCCTGTCACACCCTCAGGGAAACAAAAGGTCTTTGAGATTAACCTGGTGGTGAATGGCAAGTCTGTGCAGATCAGCTACTGGCTAGCCTCTGATGCCAACATGAAACGCTGCTTAATCAATTTGCAGAAAATTGGTTTTGATGTTCCGCAGTGGGGGCCGATGTTTGACCGACCCTACCTGGTTGAAATGGATAAGGCAGGGCTAGCGATGCGGGGCAAGACCCTGAGTTTTAGAAGAGATACCAATGGGCAGTACAAGAATATCACTCTGATGGCCTTGAGTGCGGACAGCATCCCCAGTCAGCCATCGGAAGATGAACTGCCCTTTTAGATACCCATTAGGGGTGGCGGGGTAACTCATGCTCCGAGACCTTTTGATGGGGCTGCTGTCACCCACCCAACAGCAGCAATAATATTCATGCGCTTCAGCCTGGTTCGAGCCATATGAGATATACGGCCAAGTAACACACCTGACTTGTTGTCAGAACTGACCAGGCTGATTTTATATCACGGAGGATTTTAAAGTGGATCTGATCGAACTAGGGAACACCAGTTTTCCACCGGACTTTCAGCAAGAACCCAGCATTGAAACTGTGGCAAAACTTGCCAACATCATGCTGGAAAATGAATGCTCCAAACACATCCTGAAAGTGCAGAACATGGTGGTTACTCTGCGCCATGGTCATGTAAGCTTTGATCTGCTCGCACAGGTGCAGGGTGGGGTGAATGATGGGCTTAACATTCTCTACCCCATGACGATCACCGACATGGATGGGCTGAAACTCTGGGCTACCCAGATGACCTGCCTAGGAGCAAAGCCCTGGGAACTTGGCTATGGTCAACCCCTGTCCTTCGTTGAGGGTTGGGATGTTCTGAAGGCAGAGCTTAAGGATCAACTGATTGTTAGCCTAGCCACTCATAGTGTCTGTATTTATTTTCGTGCCAGTTACATCCTTTACGATGCTACCTGCTCTGAGTGCGTTAAAACCAGCCCACACTTCTGGTCGATCACAGACCTTGAGATGTGGCTGAATCAAAAGGAATGGCTGGAATTCCCTGCTGAAGTTGGGGTGAAATATTTCTGCAAGAAATGTACCCGCAAGATTTTAAAATTCTAAGAAGGAGAGATGACATGAATGAAAAACTACACCTACCCAACCTGGAACGATTGGCAGTATCTGCTAAGGAAGTTGCCAGAATGTTAGGCATTGGAAAGTCACAGGTGTTCAAACTGCTTCATGAAGGCCAGTTCCCTGAACCAATTCCCTTGGGGAAAAGGAATCCAAGATGGCTGATTTCTGACTTGGAAAAGTTCTTGGCATCTGGTGGAACCAACTATGAAAACCAAGGGGCAGCACCACTATGAAAGACCAGCAAACTTTCTTACCCTTTATGAAGGGTGATGGCTCAGCGATCAAACAAAACATCCAGCACCAGATGGAAGATGAACCAGACATTTTAAAAGAACGACAGATGAAGGTGATTAAGAGAGCCTTAGAAACCTATCTGGACATCAGGTATTCTTCTAGGCGATTGCTTCTTCAAGAAGTATCAGCACACATAGATGCCTATGTTCAGAGATGGATTGAAGCAAAGTATCGAACCAATCGTCAGATATTAAAAACTAAAAGGCCTAAACAATGACTAGCCAACGCATCCCACCTTTGCAGCATGATGAACACGAAAACATTTCAGCATTTTTTGAGAGGTGCTATGACCTGATCAAGGAACGAGCATCTGAGTATGAACCCCCAGCAATTAGCCTGGCTAAAATCGCATTGCACTGGCAGACCTACACCGACTGCAAAACCACTCCCTACGATGTTGCCATCATGATGGCACTGTTAAAAATCGCGCGACTTTCTAAAGGGCATCATCAGGATTCATTGGAAGATGCAGCAGCATATCTGGCTATTGCTAACAGTTTAAAGGAGTAACTCCATTGCACTGGGCCACCTCATCCTACCTGGGAGTGAGACACGGCTGGTTAAACTTTGCAATGGGTTTTTATAACAGGGTGGGGGAATTACCCCACCCATAACTAAAGAGTGTCACAAATGGAATGTGAAGTTACTAAGACAAACTACCTGACCGATGAACAGCAGAAAAACTATGACTTTTGCAAGAAATTAGAACACTGTGATCATCAATCAAAAAGGCTGAGAAAATTTACTGCGAGCAACAAAGCTTTAAGTTTCAGAATGCAATGTTTGCGCTGTGGGGAAACAGTTCAAACCATAAAGAGAATCAACTTACCTAGAAATGTTTGCATAGATCTTCTTGAAGATTTTGATAGCACCTTAAGCCATAGTTTCTTAAAACCTATTTGGAATTTAAGAGATAAATTAAATAAAAAAGCAATTGATAGATACGACTCATTAAGAAGGGATGCCTTTCTAAAATCCCAGAATGATCAAAAAGAAAAATATCAATCTTATTTGAATAGCTCTGAGTGGTTTGCATTGAGATTAAAAGTCTTAGCCCGTTGCAATTACATGTGTGAAGGATGCAGAAGTAAACCAGCCGAGCATGTCCACCACCTTACCTATGCACATATTTATAATGAGTTTCTTTGGGAACTGGTTGGTGTTTGCAATGGTTGTCATAAAAGGGTTCATAATATCTCAAAAGAAGAGGGTCAGTAATGCAATTCCTAGTACCTAAAAACTGGTCCAACTTTCAACACTATAAGAACAGGAATCCACCCTGGATAAAACTGCACAGAGGGTGCCTGATGGACCCTGCATTCTTACGCCTAGATGTCTTTGGGAGATCACTTTGCCCAATGTTGTGGATTTTAGCCAGTACCTATACAGATGGACACATACCCTACAGCATTGAAGATATTGCAGTGGTCCTGAGGGTATCTGATGCCGAGTGCCTTAAAGGTGTTAAGTCATTACTGGATAAAGGTTTATTCAAAATTGTTGAAGTCGATGCTAGCAACATGCAAGCAGATGCTAGCAACATGCAAGCAGATGTGTGCAAAACAGTGCCTAGAGAGAGAGAAGAGAAGAGGAGAGAAGAGACAGAGGAGAGAGAGAGTAGAGGAGAGGTAGACACCTGCTCTGAGCTGGTTCCCATCTCTGAGCCAACCACCCCTGAACTTTACCAACCTGAAATGATCTTTCCATGTGTAGGAAAACCCAAAACATGGTCACTAACTCAAAAGCTTTTTAATCAAATCCTAGAAGCATATCCAGATGCCCCTATTTTGGATTGGATTAAGAAGGCAAAGCTTTGGGCAGAGACAACCCCAGCTAAGAGAAAGACGGCAAAGGGAATGCCAGCATTCCTATCCAGATGGATGGCAAACCAAACAGACAAACCATCCAAGCCATTCCAAACCAATGGCAAACCTAAGCCCAGTCTTCAAGAAGCCTTATCAGCAATGCCCAGGGGATTCCAAATGCCACAAAGGAACCAACCATGAACATCACCATCAATGCAAACCAACCTTATTTCGACTGGCCCGATTGGATCCAGTTTCATTCAACTTTTTATGGCTGGGATGGCGAAAGGGAATTAAAAATGCTACTCGCATGGTCAGTCTATTTTGCATCAGAGGGTTATGGACCTGAAGAACTGCTTGCAGCTTCAAAGGATCTGACAGGGGTCAAAATATTCAAACGAGAGGAAACCATTCACGAATTGGAAAAGGCTTTGCGGATCCGCAGGGAGAACTACCGCAGGACTACCAAACATGAGATGGCTGATTGTTCCATGTGTCGTGGCACTGGTCTAGTTCTGGTGCCTTTCCTTAGCCATGTTAAGAATGGGATCTGGTCAAGTAAATCAAAGTGCTGGGTGAGCTGCATCTGCATCAACTCCCTACCATTCAAAACCAGTGCATCAGGTGAAGGAAAGAAATCCGTCATGACCTTGGAAATCTATGAGCTAAAGAATCCAGACTGGATGCGACAGATGGCGCAGTGTGAAGAGAGTGAGCGCAACCTGGCTAAAACCATTAACGAACTAAACCCCAATGGCAACAAGCCACTGGATGATATTCTTGACCGCATCACCAAACGATTCAAAGAAAATCAAGTTGCAGAACCACCACCCAAAATGATTGTTGATGCATCTGTTCGGACTTATGGTTAGACTCTGCTTAGGGATGGATCCCGTAACAGGAAAAGGAATCCATCTTGCTTAGCACCGTTCAATTTAATCACAATGATACTGCCCTGCTTTGGATGGCAGGCAGTGCTAAGGCTGAGTGGTTCAGATCACATCGATGGCCTAACACCAAGACTCCCAAGCTCGCATCCTACAACCTCACACCCGATGAGGAACAGCACTACATGCAGTTCATTGGGCTGGCAGGTGAAGCTGCCATCCATCGGATCCTCTATGGTGATCTGCATAGGTTTTGGATAGCGCAAGGACTGCAACAGAAATCACACAGGGGAGATGGTGGCAATGATCTGCCAGGGCTGGACATCAAATGTGCAGACATGATCGGTGGGAAAGTTCCCAACCTTCTGATTCAAGCAAAGCTAATCAAACCCGAAACCATTTACATCTTAGCAATCGCTGCAGTGGATGAACCCAAGAAGCCAGAACTCTTAGCAGTGAAGGTGCTGGGCTGCATCAGGGGCAGTAGTGCCAGAGTGCATGGATCTATCGTTGAATTCCATTATCTCAACTACCTAGTATCAGCCGATAAGCTCACACCCATTGATGTTTTGAAGTGGCCAGAGTTAGCAGGCAACCAACAACTACAATTTGCAGAAAGCCCAACCCATGCACAGGATGAGGTATGAAATTGCAGCTACCCATTCCACCATCGGCTAACCACATATTCCGAGCTACTAGGCGAGGTCAGGTGTATAGGTCCAAGAAATACATCGACTGGCACCACGCTGCTGAACTCATGGCATTGGCAACCAAGCAGGGCAAGCCAATCAGCCCACCCTATGCGGTCACCATGCTGATCATTGGTGGTCAGGGCTGGCGCAAGGATAGAGATTTGGACAACATCTGGAAGCCAGTGCTTGATCTGTTGCAGCACATCCATTTAATCAAAGAGGATAACTGTCAACACATCACCCGATTGGTTGTAACCTATCAGCCTGGGGATGGTAGACCCGCAGAATGCCATCTGACGATTGGAGCTGCCTGATGCCTTGGGATCCTAAGCCACACAACCCAGAAGGGAATGGGAAGAAAAAGAAACAGCACCCATCCAGACCTGACCGCAGACATCGAGGGTATGACCACACCTGGTCAAAGATCCGATTGGCAGTACTCAGGGAAGATCCTGTGTGCGTTAAGTGCTTATCACCTGCCACAGTAGTGGATCATATCAAGCCCCTCAAGGATGGTGGCAGCAATGACAGACTGAACCTTCAGCCTATGTGCGCATCATGCCACAACAGCAAGACATGGCATGAAACATGGGAAAAAAAGATAGTTAGGAAGAAAAAGCCCTGAAAATCAACATGACAGATTGACAGGGTAGGGGGGGGGTCGAGAATTCCGACAGGTGTACAGAAGTACCCTCTCGTA